GCTGAGTTTCCGGACCAAATGCTTGCTTATAATTGCAGTCCTAGTTTTAATTGGCGTAAGTTTTTAAGTGAAGATGAGTGTGAAACATTCCAACGTGAACTAGGTGAACTGGGTTACAAGTTCCAATTCATTACCCTAGCTGGTTTCCACTCAGTTAACTTGGCTACATTTGAACTTGCCGAAGCGTACAAACAACGTGGCATGGCTGGCTACAGTGAAATGCAACAGCGTGAGTTTGAGGCACAAAATCGTGGCTTTACCACAGTCAAACATCAACGTGAAGTGGGCGTTGGCTACTTTGACTTAATTAGCGAAGCAGTTGGTGCTACAAGCACTGTTGCTAACAAGACCTCTACCGAGGCAGACCAGTTTCATTGAAAGGACTTAAAATGTTAAATCGAGTATTAGACGGAGTTGACCGTGCATTGGCCTACAAGCTGATGTTGGCACATATTATCATCATTGCTATTTCAAACTATATTGTACAATTCAAGTTTGATTTCTTTGGCAATCCTATAGCCTGGGCCGCATTTACATTTCCACTTGTGGTAGTACTGACAGACTTGACAGTGCGACTGCTAGGGAAACAAACTGGCCGTGCTGTTATTGCCTTGGCATTTATTCCTGCTATCCTAGTCAGCATGGCTGTGGTCAAGCTAGGTGGCGCCCCAGACTCAGTGGCATTTCGCATTGGCCTAGGGTCAGGTATGGCATATTTTATCAGCAACTTGCTTGATGTCTATGTGTTCCAATACATCAGAGAAAAATTTGCCACCTGGTGGTATGCGCCAACAATCAGTGCAGTAGCATCAACCTTTATTGACACCTATGTATTTTTCTTCACAGCATTTGCTTATGGAGCCAACGAATTCATGGCTGCAAATTGGCACATTGTTGCTACCAACAACTCAATTAGTAAAATCCTAGTGAGCTTATTGGTAATTTTGCCTGCCTATGGACTACTGTTGAATTGGTTACAGAAAAAACTAGCCAAAGAATGAATAGCTTAGAAAAAATTTGGGCTAGAGCTACTGGGCACCTAATAGGGCACACTGACGATGATCGTCCAGATGTGCCCATTTTAACTTTACGAGAAGCTCGAATAGCCTTGTTCTTAAAAACTTTCTGGGTTATAATACATGTGATAACTTGTTGCTTTATTATAGCCAACACCATTAGACACTGGTAACTACAACATGAGTCAAGCACAATATAATTTAACAACTAAAACAGACTATCTACAGCGCAAGATGTTCTTGGATCCTGCTGGGCCAGTCACGGTGCAACGATTTGAAGAAGTCAAGTACAACAAGCTGGTCAAGTACGAGCAAGAAGCTCGTGGATTCTTTTGGGTTCCAGAAGAAATCTCTCTGACCAAAGACGCACAAGACTTTAAAGAAGCTTCGGACACTGTTAAGCATATCTTTACGTCTAACCTGTTGCGCCAAACAGCCTTGGACAGTTTGCAAGGCCGGGGTCCTAGCCAAATTTTTACTCCAGTGATTTCAATTCCCGAACTCGAAGCCCTGGTCTACAACTGGACATTCTTTGAAACTAACATTCATAGCCGCAGTTACAGCCACATCATTCGTAACATCTACAACGTGCCCAAGGAAGTGTTCAACACTATTCATGACACTGAAGAAATTGTTGCCATGGCATCCAGTATTGGCCGGTACTATGATGACTTGCATAGAATGAATTGCAAGAAAGAATTGGGTTTTGATGCAGTCTCTGAAAATTCTTATATCAAGACAATCTGGCTAGCACTCAATGCCAGCTATGCACTAGAAGCATTTCGCTTTATGGTTAGCTTTGCTACGTCATTGGCCATGGTTGAGAACCGTATCTTTATTGGCAATGGTAACATTATCAGTTTGATCCTACAAGACGAAATCTTGCACAAGGAATGGACGGCTTGGTTGATTAATCAAGTTGTAAAAGAAGATCCACGCTTTGCCGCAGTTAAAGTAGAGTGCGAAGCCGAAGTGTATCAAATGTACTTGGATGTTATCCGTGAAGAAAAAGCCTGGGCTGAATACTTGTTCAAGAAAGGTCCTGTGATTGGATTGAACGCTAACATTCTCAAAGACTTTGTGGATTACACAGCATTACATGCACTCAAAGAGATTGGCATCAAGTACCATGAACCTGCACCACGTAGCACACCAATTCCTTGGTTCAACAAGCACGTTGACGTGAGCAAAAAGCAAACTGCCTTGCAGGAAAACGAAAGCACCAACTATGTTATTGGTGTAATGAGCGACAGCATTGATTATGATGAGTTACCAAACCTATGATTGACGAAAAATGGTTCGACGGTGGGTTTACCACCTATAAACACCCCACACCTATCAGCTATGAGACTGCCACAGACAACGGCACAATTGAAACGTTAGAAGGCCCTGTAAACTACACAGTGGGTCACAAGATTATTACTGGTCCCAAGGGTGAAAAATATCCTGTGAGCCCTATCAAGTTCAACGCCTACTATGATGACAACGGTGATGGCACTGCTACACCCAAGAAGATTTTTAAAATTGCCAAACTTGCTGACCACGATGGTGTTGTTAAAGCCAGCTGGGGTAATTTAGAATACACCAAAGGCAATGATTACATTGTACGCCACGGTGCCGGCGACTATGGTGTTGTTAAAAAAGACATCTTTGCCAAGACATATCACGTACCAAAAGGAAAATAAAATGAAAGCGATTGTATGGAGCAAATATCACTGCCCTTACTGCGATCAGGCCAAGGCCCTGCTCACACAGAAAGGTATTGAATTTGAAGAAAAGAAGATTGGTGACGGATACACCAAAGAAGACCTATTAGAAGCAGTCCCAAATGCTCGCACAGTGCCACAAATTTTTCTTGGCGAAGAGCTAGTGGGAGGCTTCAATGAGCTTAGACAACGTCTTGCTTGACAGCATTGACATCAACTGGTTCAAGAAAAATATACCAGACTTTGAAACCAAACATTTTTTCACAGCTGATTGGTTTAGCAACGGCCTGGTAAATTTTGAATTTGTTAAGTCACACGCAGAGTCAAAACTATCTTCAATATTAGAGATTGGCTCGCATGAAGGGCGTAGCACTTGTTGGATGTTACAGAACTTGCTGGCAGATGATGGCGTGATCACTTGCATTGATCCGTTTGGCAACACACCTTTGAACGCATACAAGAATGACGAGTTACCTGATCAACGCATCATTCAAGACATACACAAACACAACACTGACCTTGCCCGGCTGCCAACACAAACAGTTGAAGTCATGCCGGTAATGAGCTATCATGGTCTGGCACAACTGATTGTTGATCGTCGTGAATACGATCTAATATATGTAGACGGCAGTCATTGTGCTGATGCTGTGTTAGCAGATGCCACAATGGCATTTGGCTTGCTCAAAACTGGCGGATACATGATCTTCGACGATTACTTGTGGAATGAATCGCCGGACGTCCTAGAACACCCCAAGGCATCAATAGATGCTTTTGTCAATTTGTTTAGAAAACAGATTGCCATTGGCATGATCAATTATCAATACGTTATACAGAAAGTCTAAAATGAATAAAATGCAAGATGGTAAAGTTTATACCTTTAAATTAAACTCGGGCGAAGAACTCATTGCCAAAGTAATTGCGCAACAGGACAACACAGTTACAATTGAACACCCTGTAAGCGTGGCTCCAGGGCCGCAGGGCATGGGACTAGTGCCCAGTATGTTTACCGCAGATCCTGACGAAAACCCCACACTAAATATGAACAGTGTTGGATTGTATGCGCTCACTGATGATGCAGTGCGCATGAAGTATCTTGAAGCCACAACTGGTATCAAGGTACCCGACAAGAAAATCATAATGGGATAAAATGCCAGCAGTACAGCGAGTAGGTGATGCGAACGGAGCAGGGGGAGTTGCTACTGGGGGAGTTGGATCTGTTAGAGTCAACAACCGTCCAGTAATCATCAACGGCAACGGCGTCACTGCGCATCCTTGCTGTGGACAAAGAGGTTGCCCGCCCGTGCATTGCAGTGCATCTACAGCTGGCGGGGTTGGCTCAGTTAGAGCTGGCGGAGTTGCTATTGTAGTCACTGGCTCAGGCGACACCTGTGGACATGCTAGAGCTGGTGGTTCCGGCGATGTAAGGATTGGATAATGCCCAGCGTTGCAACACCACTGCAATTGACAGCTCTTGCTGGGTTTTTAAACAACACCGGCATCCGCACTTTGCCCACAGCATTGACCACTGCTATCACCAACTTCAATGCTACCACAGTGATTGCCAACTGGTTAGCGGCAATTAACTATTACTCATCTCAAAGTTTCAAAACAGAATCCACCTTGGAAAAACTGTTGACCATTGGTAGTACTGTGTGTCCGGCCCTGGGCAACAGCATACCATATTCTCCAGTGGGTAACTATCCTTATCTGCGTTACGAATATTTGCCCAGCCTATCTGATCCGTCAACTTTTCAACCCTATGGCTTCAGTAACCTAATACAAGACACTGGCAATGCTTATCTAGGCCGCAATGATGTGGGCCTTGATGTGGGACGTTTTGCACAGGGCTTTTTGGCCATGTACAATTTTGTGCAGACCACAAACAAGTTCATCAACACAGCAGTCAATGCTGACAACTACCTTGGACCAACGTTTACTACCATGGATTCGCTGACCTCTGCAGATGTTGTCAAAGTCAATCCTGTGTTTGATCGTTTTGGCACTGATATATTAAAGCAAGGCAAACTGGTTGACACAAAAAATCTTGAACTGTACGGTACACCAGCTGGACTGATACAACAGGCCAGCAAGGTGGCCAAGGTGTCGGGTGCATTGCCAATGATCAACTCAGCGTTGATTGCCGCAGGCCTCACACCAGACGAAATACAATCGCTTGTAAATGACAATCGTGTTGGGGTGTTCAAGCCCAACGGACTCACTCCCAACGAGTTTGACACTTTGCAGAAAAAAGCCTATGATGGTCTAACCATGATCACTGGCGATGCATTGACACAGCTACTGAACATTTTGGATATTACCACACCCAACGTCGAAAGTGCAGATCAGTTGCTGGATCCATTGGTGATGTTTCCACTTAGTTACAACACCCTGTTGACGCAGTCGCCTAACGGGCCCATTTATATCTACAGTCAGCAAGGTTATGTAAACAGTGGCACAGCAG